TTATTTTTTCTCTCGAACCAAAGCAGCAGCATCCCGCAGCACACCTTTGTAAAGCGTATTGCCGACAACCTTTCGCTTCCCCTCAAGAATTCCTGCAATATTTGCGCGATTGACGTCCATGTCATGCGTAATCAACTCGATTACTACCGCACCAATCTCGTTGCCTATGAATACCGCACGTTCTTCATCCATTTCCATGCCCAGGACTCCATAGTTTGGTTTTGAGCAACATAACACATACTCGAAAATTTGGCCGGTACTTACCGGCCACTCCATCAATATGCTTTCCATGCAGAGAACACCAGCGGATCGCCGAATGCATAACGCCTATGCTCTACCGTCGAGTTGTAAGGCATATACACTTGACGGCAAGCGCCTGCATCAACCCCAGTTCGATACACCTTCATTGCGCCAGCCACCGCCTCTGGGTAGTTCAGGGCCACCGTTGCGTTACTGGTCACGTTCTGGAAGTATTCACCAGGTTCGGTTATAGCATCTAAATCTGTGCCGTCTGGCAACGTTTTATCCGCAACGGGCACAGCCCCCACATCCTCCGCCGTTAGTGAATCCTTGGTTGCCAATTCCCCCAACCCCAGATTTTTCTGCGATTTGATTTGCGCAGCTTCACCTGCGTCGGCGATCTCGGACAGATTGTTTTTTATTGCCAGAAAATCAGACACCACTGGTGCAGCGGAAACTTTTACAACCCGACTGGCACTTTTACCCGAAACATCTCCAGTAACGCTGATCGTCGCCGTTCCCTCTCCGGCAGCTATCAGTTGTCCGTCAGCCGTAACACTCCCCACAGCACTGTCTGTCGAACCATAGCTAACGTTTTCAGTCGCATTTGACGGTGTTTTCGTTACTTTCAGCGCATAAGTGTTACCCGCAATCTGATCAGGAATAGCTGCCAGCGTTATTGACGTTAACAGAATGTCGACCCTGACCGTCACACGTATACTCAAGCCTGAGCTAACACTGGCTATGATGTCAGTATTCCCCGGCCCTACTGCACGAAACAACCCATTGCTATCTATGGTTCCTGCCGCAGTATTTGTGCTGATCCACGTCACAGGGAAATTAGGTGCAAGATCAGCAGGCAATACCTGTGCGGAAAATTGCTGTGTCGCACCAACACCAATATTCAATGATGACGGCGTTACGATAATATTCGTTGGCGTTGGCTCTGGCTTGATATTGTCAGCCTGATCTGTTTTGACGATATACATTAATGCCATATTTGCTGGGTAGGGTTCGCCTACCCCCGCAGAGCCATCCTGTCGTTTCGGATTGCCTGTAGCACTAAATTGCCCAACTCCGCTGGAGGGATACCCCCCCAACCGTGACCATCCATTATCCCCAGTCACCACGAAAGCCCCGTAGGACTCTCCGCTATTATCGTCACCACGATTGATGAGCCAAATATCATCATTATTACCTGCTGGCCCCCATAATCGCCCTGTATGGTGATAATGGTTCATATCGGCAGCCGCCTGTTCACTCAGCATGCCACGACCAGGCTCAGGATCTGCATTTGAGCCATGTGCCCAACCGCGTACAAATTTCCCTCGCAAATCAGGAACATTACCCGATGGGTATACCGCGTGTAATTTTGGGTTTTTGGCTATATCGAATCCCTGTCCATTGGCTTCAATCCATCCATCAGGCAGTGTCATGCTACCCCATAAAGCAATAACCCCTACTGGTAACAAGAACGGCGCCAGCTCAGTCGTTATGTCGCCAATGGCATTTTTAATGGCCTGCTGCAGCGTTGGCGGGGTAATAATTAACGTATCGTCAGTGCCCGCATCAGCCTCGTCCTGTGTCGCCCGGCGGTAGATAAAACCTTGCCATTGCGCACCCTCGGTACCGGGTTCGGTTGTATTGTTATCCACCAGAGAGACATAGGAGACAAACGCTCCATTACCCTGACGGTGGCGGACCACCACGCCAACACCATATTGATATGCCGTGCCGCCGTTGTTCGTAGGTGTAACCCACTCGGGGAAGCTGTCCGTCTGATACTGGCGCAGTGCCAGGGTGATCGCGTTTAAAATGCCGTTCATCGCTTCGCGTTCTACCGCTTTTGCGTGGGCATCACTCATCAGGTCTTTTTGATAGTCTTCACCCCAACCCTCGATAAAACTGACAAAACCTTCAGCATTTTTTTCGTCAGGGATTTGTTGTTTATCGCCGGCGCTGGCAAAGGGTATGCGAAAAAACTTTTGGTCCATTGTGTTCTCCAAATAAAAAAGGCAACTGCATATACAGTTGCCTTGGCACTTAATGGTTAAATTAAGGTGTTACTGATAGCTCAGTGTAAAATCGGCCACAGCCAGGTAATCACCTGGTTTAATGTTTCCCGGCACACCATCCCCCTGAAGGTAAGCAGCAAAAGGAAGGATGTTATTGCCATTTTGAAGAGCAAAACTTTTACTTGGCTGACCCAGCTTAATCACCTCACCCGCGCCATCTGTAAATGCAATGCTGGCACCGCTAGCCGTACCTGTAATACCAAGACGCCCATCTTTACCAGCCATACCAAAAAAAGTAACATTCACAATATTATTCCCAGTGGCATCACAATTCTCCAGATTAATTGAAAAGTTGCGAGGTGTTGATTTGCCAGATCCGCTACCGGCTTGCAAAGCTGTATCTGCAACCTGACCAAAATCGATAGTTTGGTCAACGCTTTCAGGTGATAGTGAACAGGTAGACTGCGTACTAACAATGCTCCCAGTCATCGTTGCCTTACCATGTCCCTGGTCAGCAGCAGCACAAACATAACTGACCATTCCCAGAGAGATAAGTGAAACCACCATTAATTTTTTTGCAAACATAATAATCTCCAAATTTTAATTGCACCATGAGTGGCGAAACCCACAATATAACCACAAAAATAAAATGGAAATTCATCACTGTTGTGCCAACGACAGGTAGAACTATTCAATACCATTTTGCTTAAGCGTGCTTCCGATGAGCACATAAAGATATACGCTGAATTTCTCTAACTCACCGGTGTCTGGGTAGGGTGTATCGTCTTTTAAGTTAAATGCCTTATCGGGTACCGCACTCATAAACACCGACGTGACTACTGAGATAGAATCCTTATCCAGCACATCATAGGTCGACATGGCTTGAACCGTAATCACGTCCCCCTCTTTGTCCAGGAAATATTGTTGTAACCGGGTGTCCACTGAAACGGGGATGGGCAGACCAGCAAGCGATTTATATCGAAGTTGGTTTATTACTTTGTTCTCCATACGATAGAGAACTGACCCATTGGGAAATGTTTTTACCAAGGCCGACAGAAAAATAGTCTTATACTCTGGGCCGAATTTAGGAATGATAGCCCGCATGGCATCAACTTTATATCCGTCAGCCTGCCGTTCAAGAAGATTGCGCTGTCCAGAGCCTGGGGATAACGTAAGTTCTTCCGGTCCGGGATCGCCCTTCTCGCCCTTCGGCCCAGACTCACCTTGTGGTCCAGCATCTCCTTTTTCACCCTGTGGCCCCCGAGGCCCAACGTCACCGGTTTCGCCTTTTTCACCCTGAGGGCCAACATCCCCCTTTGGCCCCACAGCCCCAACATCACCCATATCTCCTTTATTACCTTTCGGGCCTTCTGGGCCAATATCGCCCTTCTCGCCTTGCGGCCCCTGAGGACCAATATCACCTTTATCGCCTTGCGGCCCATCATCACCTTTTTCGCCTTTGGGCCCTGCCGGGATCAGTACCTTCATTTGCTTCATCGTCGCCCGACGGGTTTCTTCTACCCCTGCTGCAATTTTCTGCACGACAGGGAAATAATCCGCTTCTGTCAGATCAACAGCGACAGGAAGCCCACTAACAGGTAATCCCTCACCCGAGGTTGTTTTTACCTCAGCCCCCTTTGAAATAGGTGTGACATTGCTGCCAGAAAGCACACGGCTTTCCGGTGAAATTTTCTTAACCATGATTAACTCCGAGACGGTTATTTAGGCAGGAATATTGAAAGGGGCTGATTCAAGCTCAAGGGTTTCACACAGCACGGTAATGAGTACCGTCTTAGCTAATACGGTGACCGGCCCATTAATGTTTTCAACAGAGAATGTGCCCATGTCGTCTGTTACCGCGTAGCGATTGGTTATACCGCCTTCTGCATCGGTCAGCACTAGCGTAACGTCCAGATCATCGACATGAAGGTCATTCACCACCACCTGGCCGCTGAGCGTTTTACCATCCCAACGCAGCGTTATCTGCCCGTAATAGTGAATAGGTGGGATCCCGTCGCCATACCAGAATGGTGCTCGGTTAAAGTTGGCGTTGTAGATACCGAAGCCAAACGGCTTGTATTTGACGACACGGTGTTTACGCATCCCAACACCCTGTGGCCTTGGAATAAGATCGTAATCCGCCACCAGTTGCTGCACAGCAACGCTGACGGCATCAGATTGCCATACCATTCGCATTGTCATGTCCTGACCGTCCAGCACGGAGGTATCAACTTCCAGAATATAATCCGCCGCGGCTTTCACATCATCCAGTGTGGCAATGCCGTTGTTCTTACAAATCTTCGCCTTGATCATTTTGCGAAACAGCACATCATCAACTTCAGCTACATCACAGGACGGGTAAAAACGCCCCACTGGCCGTGTGCGAAATCCCGCGATGCGGCCACAGATATCGAGCTGTTCACCTTCAGCAGTATCGATATTGAGCATGTTCCGGATTTTTTCGAGCTGGTCTTCAATCCGTGCCTGGGCAATATCAGGCAGGATCAACAGCCACTGCAACAGCTTTGGGGCATTCTTGTATTGCCAATAAACCCGAGACAGCACCTTGGTTTTATGGTCATACATAAATCACCTCGATGTTTCCGACGTCAAATACCCCGAGCTGATTGAATGCCACAGCAATGACGCCTTTATCCACGCTGCCAGCCTCGGTGCCAATCAGAATATTCGACACATAATCATGTCCCGCCACGAAATAGTTTACCGGGGTATACAGCCGGCCAGCAGCCAAACGCTCACCAATTCGAAACCCCAACTTGGCGAATCCTGCCGTTTCATCGAAACCTAGCAGGGTGTAGTCCACGATCGCCTCCTTAATTTTCGGCTTATCGTCATCGGTCAGCGTGCTGGTGGATATCTCCACTCGAACAAAAATAGAAACGTAGTCAGGCCGGAAAAAAGTCGCCGTGAACGGCTGGCCTTTCGGGGTAAAGGTGTTCAACGTCACCTTGTTGGGTATGGTGTTATATCGATTCAGGCCGCAGCCGGGATTTTTATGCGCTGCGATGGTGCTGGCAATATTTTCAGGAATACCCCCATCGATAAACATCGCCATAGAGTGGCCATAAATTCCATGTTCATCCGGCTCTGATTCGACATTTTCAAATATCTTCGCCTGCTTTACCCCGTCGACGTTAACCAGAGCAGCATACATATTGTCGACCTGATTGTTCCCAGGTAGTGCAACTGACTCATTACGACGAACACGAAAAGCATTGTCTTTCTCTTCATCGAGTCCCAACGATGCCACATCGTGGTTAGTCACTGTGCGAATGCCAGGAACGGGGGTGGCAATACGGGTCAACGTGCCAATATTCGCCCCCTGCGCACCAGGCTTGGTGCATGTCACGCCAACAGTGGCCACACCAGCCGAGTTGGTCACTACCGCATTGTCCGTCGCCCACAATGTATCGGTTACGCGGTGACGAATAAGCGTTCCCGCAGGTGCCTCGATCAGACCATCCCCACCCAGTTCTACAACGTTAGTTGAAAACGATGCAGCACGGCGACGTACACCGGCGAATGCCGCTATATTTTCCAATGCACGCCCAATGGCCGCATTGGGATCCGCAGCATGATATGCACCAATAACCCCTTCATCGAGGTTAGCCAGCGTCTCACACCAAGCAGCGATCGCAAGCCCGTCAGGGGATTCCGGGTCAATATCCCAAGCATCATCAATATCCAGATACTTCTGGCGCATAACGTCAAGATATTCGCTTAGCGTCGTTCCTGTGGCGCCGTCTTTTGTAATTTCAGCCATCAGGGCAATTCCTCATTGAACAGGAAATCAAATTGCTCGTTGTTGATGTCAATCAGCGAGGCAAACACTGTTATTTTTCGTTTCTTCGCATCATTCGTCATTTCGAACTTGGTCATACCGATCACCCCTGGCGTTGAAATAATCCGCTGTTTCACATTAGCCTCGGCGATGTCGCGGGATGTCTTACCGAGGATGCTTTGAAACCACGGAGTGCCGCGAGTTGCATCCAGAAAATACTCCCCCAGAAATAGCCGTAGATGGCAGATAACGGCCTGCCGCGTGGCTTCTTTCCCTTTAGCGAAATGCGCACCGCTCGTCACGATGTCGCCATTTACAAAATTGCGGATCACGGTGTACTCCTTTGTTATTCAGGCGTGTCGGTCTTCCCGCCACCGTTCTCGACACCACCATGCTTGTGTGTCGCGCCGATATTCTTACCATTGTGTCGCAGCCCTTCAGCGGATAGAGACAGCCTTTCCCCTCCGACCTTCAGCTCTATACCACTATCATTGAGATGAAGCCGCACCGCCCCACTGGCATTGCTCATGCCAATGCCATCGGTGGGCAAGCCAGGGATTACCGTTTTCATCGAACGATAGCCGGGAGCAAAAAAGGCGTCACTGGCATTGAACATCCGGGCATTGAAGGGGACCGCCGGGCCGCCAGTATTTAGCCAATGATCGACTGCACGTTGACTGAAATGAATAAAACCTTCAGTGCCTTCCGGCAATTCGTGGAATACGATCCATTCAGCAGTGCCAGCGAACTGAACCGGTACACCTTCAATCGGGTCGATAGTTCGATAATTTCCTTCGCCGGTGTGTCGTTGGATCCCACATTCAATTACAGCGCGTTGCGTATCTGGGTCATAGCTAAGCACCTGCCCCGGCATACCAATCATCAGATCGCGCATGAGAAACGGTTTCATAGCCATAAGGGCGCTATAGAGCGGATTTGATTCGATCATGAATGCCTCAGGAGGTGCGCCACAGGTTGATTAACGTGGTTTTCCAGGTGTCCCCCCAGAATGCCCCTTCATGATAGGTGCTTAACACGTTGAAACGCCCCGTACGCTGTTGTTTTTGGATTTCAGATAGTCCCTGCAAATCTGACTGATACATGCCGCTAAAATTGATGGTCCAGAAACTGGATGTCACATTGATCACATCATCCGGCTGTATCTGATGGTTCAATTTAACGTCCAATTCCATTGTGCTGAGATACCAGCGGGGCACACCCTCCATACCGTTTTTATACGTAATGTCATGTGTCGCCCAATCGCGTGCAGCCCCCTCCCTGACAATCACCGTACGTGATGGCGTAAGCCGCCAGCGGTATCGCCAAGGAGACATCATTTCGTTTAAAATATCTCTGCACAAACGCCCCCCGGATGGGTATGGCCGAGGATTTCGCGGTAGATCCGAGAAATCACCAATAACCTCCACTCCAGCACCAAATGCCGCAGCAGTATCGCGCAACACCTCAACAGCAGGTGTGTCAGCCCCCCATGTTTTGAAAATCGATTTATTCCACTCAAGCCCTACAGTCCAGCAATACAGGCGTAAACAGGTATTCACGCCATCTTTCATCACTTCGATATTGTTTATTCTGCCGCTGAATATTGTCCCCACATTCCCCTTATAGCCCGCTTTCAACACCACATTCCCATAACGTTTTTGTTGAGCGTCGTAACGTTGGATCAGGTCACGTGCCTTGGCTGAAACCCCGTAAATAGTGATCCGGGCGGTCGCGTTGGCATTCTGTGGAGAATTATCGATAGCAAAGCGGACTTCCATCGGTGGGCGGTAGGTGAGCACTTCACCATTAATGGCTGTAACACTCAGCTCGTAATCCCGGTCAAAATATTTACTCATTGTTTGAATACCAGATCAGGCGGTTATTCACGCCTAGGGTGGAAATAGTTGGACTTTCACCCTCCAACACCAGCCGGCCGATAGTGGTGTTTAAGCCTGCCAATAAATTCACACCTGGATGGAGGGCGCGGCCAAGAGTCACGGGCATATCACCTTCGTAAATATCCACGCAGAAATAGCCGTACCGGGTGAGCCAACGTAAACGGAAAATCAGCAGGCGGTTCCCCAACTGCACGCGAAAACGTTGGAACGCATAACCGTTATTTAGAGGGATTGCTTTCACGGCACCTCCTGCACTAATACCTCACCAAATGAGAACTCTCGTTGACCTTGCGACGCGGATGTATCGCCATACGGCAAGTTGGCGTTCGTCTCAGCCACCGTGTCGTGAATGATCGTTAGCTGTAGCAGGTCCACGACAATTTCCATGCCCCCTTCGGTTTCTTTACTGTTTTCAGTGCGGGTGTTAGTGATCAGACAATTTTTATAGGTGGCTCCACGACTCGCCACCAGCTCAAAGGGAGTATGTGAGCGCTGTAGTTCACGAAGCTGTTCGAGGAGGTTTTGAGAGCGTGAAGTGGTAGATTGACCACCGGAATAAAAACTGGTGGCAATGCTGGCACCTATCCCTGCCAACGCAGATCCACGGCCCCCCAGCATTGATGCGGCCATGCCTGTTGTGATGTTCGCGCCAACACCCAGCAAACCAGCCAAACTATCCTGCTGCTGCGCCATCAGTTCGCGAAACCAGTTATCAGACACGCCAACGGTCATTGTCAGTGCCAGCGGTCGAGTCACGGCATTGTCGTGAGCCGTTTCTGCCGTTTCCAGCGGGAACTCACTAACATCAGTACGCAACTCAGTAGTTTCGCGCAGAGTAGCGTCAAAATAGAGATTCCCAATTTTGGGGCGGTTACGTGTAAAAAGTCCGGTAATAGCCATCAGAAATGCTCCGTGTCCATCATGTCACGTGCCTGGCGTGAATAATCGGTAAATGCATTAGCCAGACGATTATCGATCTCGCCAGCGTCAGCCCCTGGTGCGTTAATGGTGACATTATTATTCTGTGTCATCGCCATTCCGCTACCTGCGCCGCTACGCCCAGGCTGGTTTGGAGGTGTTGATGCCAAGTATTGGTAACTTGATAAATCAGGCCCGCTATTTACACCGCCAGCAACATCAGCAATTGATACATAGCCAGCACCATTTTCATGATCGATAATCCCTTTCACTAACTTAACGAGGGTTTCATTATCGTCTGCGCTGATTTTGTCATAAGCTCCCAGCCCGGTCGCCTTTGATAATGCTGATACATATGCTTGTACATTATTATTGTCAGACGCTGGGGCGTAAGTATTAACGATGTCAGATAGAGTGTTTTTCCCGCGTCCCAAATAAAGTCCTATTTGACGATGCAGGGCGCTAATCCCTTGTTCCATGGATTCAAACTTTGCAAAGCGAGCGTTAGAACCATCCTCCAAAGATGCTCCTGCTTGCCCAGCATAATTTAAATTTCCGGGATTATTGTTGCGTATGCCTCTGGGGGTAGAGCCTCTTTTTGAATTTTCAATGGTGTTAAGTGCTTTTAATCGTTCAAGCTCTGAAAACTCTCCTTTACCACTCTGAATACCACCATACTCACGCCCTTCTAACATGGCTTGGATTCGTTCATAACTCTCAACGCCAGAGGCGGCTATTGCATAACCACCAAGTAGACTCCATGCCTTCGATAAATATCCTCCTCCACCCGATGGTTTGGGCGTTTTTGAACCCGGCAGAATTTTTTTTGCCATACCCAATGCAGCACCAGTTCCTCCTACCCCTGCGGCAGTCAAGAGAGCTTCGGACACCCCTGGATTCTGTAGAATAAATTTATTAATACTTTCGAGCACCCCATTTACCACCGGGAGCAATTTCCCACCCAATGACTGGGATAAGTTGTCAAAATTAGTCGTTAATGCAGCCATTTCTTTATTGAATTTAATTGATGATTCAATAAGTTTTGGGTCAAGGGGTTTATAAACTTGTTCGAAATCTTTAAGTATATCGCCCAAACCTTTCGACCCAAGTTCCATAAGTCTTGTGAGTGGATCATTATCACCAGCGCCAATACCATTTCGTAAAGTTCGCCGTTGATCGTTATTCATCTTCCCATAAGCATCTACAAGGTATTTTAGTGCATCCATCCCTGATTTTTCGGCGAACTCCGTTGGGTTAAATGAACCATTCCAATAAGCTTTCGTTCCTAACTCACCTTGCTTAGCCCTTTGCTGCAAGTCCGGAATCTTCTGAACGATAGCATTTGCTGCATTAGGATCTTGCCTCAATGCCAGCATGGCAAAACGCAACCCTCCGATTTGTTTAATTGTAAAATCAGTAATCTTACTTAAACGGCTCATTTCCACAGTCGATTTAGCAAGGTCAGATGTTAGTGCCTTAAAACCAAGCCCAACACCAGCGGCCGCTGCTAATTGGAGGACACCATCTTTTACCCCCTTGATAGCATCGTTAGCTTTCTGAAAACTCTTTGCATCAGTTTCAAGGCCGAGTGAAACCAACAGGGAATCAATTGTCTCTGCCATTTGTAACCTCAGATTTTTGACGTAAAAAAACCGCCGAAGCGGTTTTATGAATCACCAAACTTTAACGGTTTCTGGTAGTAGTGAAAAATTATCTACTTTTTCATCAACAGGGATATGGTATAGAGAAAAATCAAATCTACCTGGTTGAATATTTTCTATACTAGCAGGCCAAAAAGTTTGTACAGAAATCACATTCCCATTTTTATCAAGTCCCAGTTGTTTTATTTCAACTCCAATTGGAAACTTGCAGTTGTTGATTAAGTATGAATTTCCAATTAGCTGTTTTTGCCCACCATCATAATTCGCTGAAAATCTAAAATTAACTTTGCCAATCTCAATATCTTTAACCGTACAGCCAGACGTATTATCATTGGATATCAGGTTTTCGTTATCACTCCTGGCTTCCATGATTTTGTACCCGCCATAGAGAAAAATTAGAACAGCCAATATTTTAAGTGTGTTATTCAATTTATAATGTCCATATAGTTGAAACTTGGCATAAATCCTACCACCCCTCGCCTTCAACGTCACTCATAGCCAACACACTCACTATTTGGCGTTCCGTGCCCGCTCAGCAGCATCGATCACTTCGTCCAGCACATCATGCATGGCCTGTACATCTTCGAGGCTGTACGTTCCATCGAGCATATCAGACCATGCAGCCAGCGGCGGGCATAACTGCCCGACACCAGCACAAGGACGCCACAGGAACCAGTTTACTCTTGAGTCTCCGCCGCTACGTTGTTGTCGTCGACCTCCTCGTTGTTGCTGAGTTGCCAGAAAGGGCCGATATTTTCCTTTAACACCCTCCCTATCAGAACCAGAAAGTTATGGGCTTCATCCTGAAACAAATTTTCAGCAACCGGCACATCGTCAACCTGGCGGACAATCTTACCGTTGGTCAGGCAAAGCACCTTCAAACGATTAAGGTTGCCCGTATCCACTGCCGCCAGGCTGGCTACCAACCCCATATTGGTCACGGTATCGGATATAGCGGGCAGCAAGCCGCAACGCGAAGCAATCTGTAGCATTTCCACCTGATCTTTCGCGGGTGCTGTAACACCGCTGTAGGTGACATCGTTAATTTCAACGTCGATATTTCGAGCCATATTTAGCCTTTTATTTAATGTGGTTATGCTCCATTGTTGAATACCCGGCAGTGAGGGCCGGGATGATCAACTGAAAACAAAGGAGATATATGTCACAAGTTCCGATTATTTGTCCCAAATGCGGCGGTAAAGTCATCAGAGCCACAACCAAGATCAATTCTTTGGACGATCTGCAAGGTGCGGTCTGTAGTGACTGTGAACGTGAGTTCACCAAAGAGGATGTTATCGCTCAAGCCAAGAAGACGGCTGCGGATATCATCAGGAATGCCCTCGGGAAACGCTGATTCAAGCTCGCTCACTATCTGACTGATTTTTTCTTTCAAAGGGGTAAGATCCAGACTAAGGCTTACCCCTGTTTTCACTGCTGTCATCAGGTTTCCTCGCTGTCAGCAAATTCAAATGTAAACTGCTCGTCAGACACGCTGGCTTTACCCGCTCGGGTAGCCGGGCCACGGTTGATCACTACGCCATCAAACCCGGCCCAATGTTCATCAGTTCCACTTTGAGAGAACGTGAACGTCGCATCGATGCCAGACTTCTCAGCAGCAATGAGCTGGCGAACTTGCACAGAACCCGGCATCAGGTTAACTGTCAGCCGTTTGGCGCGGGTCTTGTTGTCCAGTCGCACAGACGTAGCGCCAATACCGCGTTTCAGTGCTGCGCGAGGCTCGAGATCTTCAATCGTGATCGGCGGGTCAGTATCGCCAAAATCGTCGATCGGAATACCGAAAATAGTTAAGTTGGCACCATCGGCACCGTACCTGTGCATCGTCATAAAAATTACTCCACAGTAACGTTGATTTCAGCGACGTGACCCGCTCGCGCCAAGATCACCAGAATATCGGTGGGCGGGAATACGCGTTTTTTGCGCTGTGCGGATGTCAGCTTCAACACATCCTCAGGCCGGGAACGGATGACAAAGCCAAACGTTGCCGTTTTATCTTGCCCGTCCTCCCTGTCCGTATAGGTTCCCATCCCAAGCACACCATTGTTATAGAAACGTTTGCAGGTGTCGGACAAAACCCCCAACAAGCCGCCGTATTCCCGTTTGGTCAGTGCACGTTTGGTGCCCACGTTGGCGATGTAGTTGTAGCCATCCACCTGCAGGTAGTTTTTCAGCACGTCGAGGTTGATCACGTCATCGATAAACTCATCGTAAGCGGACATTGAACGGCTGTTGATGACACGGCTGGTGTCCACCTGGCCGGCCAATTCTATTTCGGTAAAGAACACCGATTTCTTCGCCTTCAACGCGTTGTAGCCGGTTGTTTTCAACTCATCGCCGGTAATGCCTGGCAGCACCTGATATTCACCGGTAATCGCCGTGTTGGTACCGGTCGGTTTGAATTTATTAAACGCAGCCGCCAACTGAACCATCGCGTAAGCCTGGGACGCATCGGCTGTAATTGATGCCTTAGCCTTATACCCGGCAAACATGTGTCGGTTCCCTTTCGCCGCCAATTGGGCCAGCAGATCACTTTCCTGCGGATCCAATGCCTTTTCATCACTGCTGGTGAACCAAACCGGGTGGCCGGTGGCATCACTCCAGTCACTCAGTGCAAGGGTGTTGACGGGGGTAAAATCGGCATTTTTGAAAAAGAAGTGATAACGCCATGCAGCGTCGTGTGCTTTGTTGGCTGTCGCCTCCAGCGAGGCATCAGCTGGATTTTTCATCCACACGGTTATTTGGGCTGGGCGAGGGATTTGTGCAAAATAGCGCTTGGCGATCAGGTAAACATCGTTATTGGTGGGGAAGTCTTCACCGACTTCAGACAACTGCGCGTAATCGCGGTATGTATCCGGTTCGAACTCATCCGCATTGACGCTCCGCGTCACTGGTGCTTCTTCCAGTAACAACGGATGGCCGTCCTCGGTTGTCAACGCAGGGCCATTTTCTGTCAGTAAAGCGCGTTTAGCTTCTGGGGGGATCACATCGTCGCTGTCAGCAAAAATATACGCGCTGGAAAAGTTCGCGTATCCCAGTCCCGATGCGGTCAAAATGACATTGATCGGGATAATTTCATCAACTGGATAGGCCATCGTGCACTATCTCCTGTAATCATGAGTAATGATGTCGACTCCTGCGGCGCGTAATACGCTGTAAGAGACGCGATGTTCAACGAAAAGCTGGATATCGGATTGGTAGCGCTGCTGAATGCCTGCCTGGTACAACGCGCTGAGGTTTCGCGGGGTGCTGGCATAACGCCATGCCAGTTTGTTATTGAAGAGATATTCGCTGACAGGCAAACGGAAATTGGCGTTTTGCAGCATCATCGCCGCCTGTGCTGCGCCTGCATTGAAGAAATTCACTGACAGCATCAACTCAATCGACGTACAGGCGGTTTCATTGAAGTCTGTCCAGTCATCACCCAATGACGGATCCACATCTTCTACAGGTGCCACCACATCGCGCGTGAACCTAACCTGGCCATAAGCCCGTACCGGGATCGGATTGTAGGTAGCATAAAGAGACAGCCCAAATTCATCCGTAGAACGTCCCTGGTCTGCAAGAACCACCGTTTGGGTGGTCATGCCTGCTGCCAGCGCGACTAACGCCTGTAGTGGCTCTCTCAGCTCGTCAATTTCACGCATCAGCCAGCCCCCCGATAGCGTTCGACTACGGCGCGGCAGAAATTGCGCCATGGTCGATTGTCACAGCTCATGACGCGCCAACGGCGCACAGCTAACCCGTCGGAAAACTCCAGCATGTCGGAAAACTTACCGGCATCATCTGGGTAGAGGTAATTCACGCCATCGTTGATGTGGACTGCCCGGGCGTCTTGGGGATTCGCCGTGCCGCCCTGACCAATCAAAAACTGCATGTCTTTCCAACGGGCTGGCTGCACATTGACGAGAGAAAGTTCAATAATACTCGCGTCGCCCTGCTCCCAAACCCCACCGGGGCCGGTAAATCCGCCTGCAGCTGGCCGAATAATCCGCACCCCACCGGTAATTTTTGAATTAAACGTCGAATCGACATGACCACGCATGTCCAGCCCATTACCAAACATGGTTAGTCCTCCACAACGTGGGTTATGACCCCTTTGAGGGCGCCATGGTTAATCAGTGGGGTAGATGACCCTTTACCGGCAATGGTCGACGGGGCGTTCTCTGGTGCGATACCCGTTTCAATGGCTTCCTGGCAATAGCCGGCTGCTCGGGCACCAATCTGATCCAACATCTGAAACGCGGTAATTTCCCCACGCGTGACTTGGCCGGTGAGCGAGCGGAATGCCTTTTTGATGTTGTCCTGATTCTGGCGAAGGGGGACACGAAGAAATGAACGTTCTGGCACTCGACCATCAGCAGAGCCAAATTCCTGCACAGCACCGATCACTGCAATGGGTGCTCCATCTTCATAGGCACCGGCCCCCAAGGGAATGCCTACCAGCACCCGGCGCTTAGCCATCACACGATCCTGTATCTGCTTCAGCTTTTGCGCGATTTTGTTACCTCCTCGCACTTCAACTCGCATTTTCATACCATCAGCGCTCCGGTACCGGCACGACGACGCAAGCGCAGGAATTCAACACCGTAGGATGTCAGCGGCAGATCGCCGTTAATCGTCTGCTCCTCCATCGATGTCGACGGCACAGCAAACGACGTGGACTCATCCCCAACCGATTTACCTGAAATCGCGTAGGCCGCACCCGCATCCCCTCCTTCGCCATCTTCACCCATTGCACGGCGACGCATAATCAGGCGGTGCGCAGCAAAAGCGAACATCCCGCGTTTTTTAATAGACGCGGGGCGATCGTAATACCCCAACCAGCGCTTGCCGGTTTCTGAATCACCTTCCTCCAGCGCGAGGATCACTTCATCATCGGGCCACCGGGCGGTGTCCTTAAATTCCGGGTAATACGTCCGGAAATCCGTCACAATTTTGGCTGTAATATCCATCCGAAACCCCATAAAAAAACCCGCCATACTCGGCGGGTTCGATGCCAAACAATACGGCGGGTTAATCTTCGTCCTGCTGCTCTTGCCATTCCTCAATTTTTTTGATCAGCGTCACTGCTTTTGCTGCAGGTGGCGGGACTTTTCCAAAGATGGCTTTATATCGGGTGCGCAATTTCTGCATATCCGTCTGCCCGTCATTTTGCTTTTTGCCAACCAGCTCGCCGTCCACGGACAATTCGCCGCTGGCTACGTAGGGGTGGGAGGAAAAATCCCCCTCCACGTTAGCAGTCCCCTGCGCAGGAATAGTGTGGCGATCACCATTTTCGTCGGTGATCACGATCGGAGCATTACTCCAGTTCATCAACTCAGCCATGTTTACACCCCGTCCACGTAGTGAGCCGCTTTCGGAATACGCCATTCCGTGCCGCCGGTGCGGCAAATGGCCGGCACCTTAAAGTTGATATTGTCGGCGGTAGCCGGTGCCAGGAATTGCAGCGGCATCACGTCGTGCCCTTTCACCACACGCATGTCTTTCTGATACACCATCATGCGATCCGCCGCGTGGCCGCCATCTGCTTTCGTCAGCAGCAGATCGTCGGTGAAATCCATATCCTTGAAGTTTTCACGCAAGAACTGCAACAGTGTGTAGTTCGAGGCGTTGGAGGAGTTAAGCATGGTGCGCATCAACAACTGCATCTGCTCTGGTGGCAGAATAAAATCAGTGGGGCGGCGTACCGTTTTGGTGTTGGTTAAGTAGACCTGGTTATAGCCAGCGGCAAATAAATCGACGATAGGCTGCGTGCCTTTGGTCGGAATATCGGCCACCAGTTGTTTCAGCGTGGCGGGTGCGGTTTCTTTGGACACATTTCCACTGGTGAACAGGCCTTCGCCGATTTCATCGTGGCCCAGCAGATAGATTTTATTCATCCCCTGCTCTGTCACATCACGAACAGCCTGGCCTTTCTCAACGTCCAGATTGACGTTGTTGAGCTGGGCAAAACCAATTTCTTCCAGCGTGTAGGTATACCCCAGCGCTGCGGTTTTGATTTCGTGGAAGCCCTGATTCATCGCGATGTCCACGGTCGGCACATCGGTAGAATTCGGGCCAAAGAGTTTCAACTCACCGCGGGCATCAACCGAACGGAAGACAACCTGTTTCGTCCAATCAGGTGCGGAGTCATCCAGCGGAACCAACGAGCTGTATTTGTATTGCGGGTATTCAAGGCGATAAATCTCGCTCTCGATGTAAGCGGCCTGTTGCACCAAAAAGGACAGCGCAGCGGTCGGCGACATGTCAAAAACGTTTCTAGCCATCTGTTTTCTTCCTCAATCTTTCAATAATTCAATATTTGACGGGCGCTGAAATGAAAAATCCGGCATTACGCCGGATCGCCTTTGTCACCTTTTGGCCCTTGCGGACCTTCTGGTCCCGCGGGTCCTGTGTCGCCCTTATCACCTTTTGGTCCCTGAGTTCCCCCCCCACCGCCAGCACCGGCCATAATGCCGTCAACCTGAATTTCGCCGATTTCACCTGCGGCCACGGTATCCACCCACTTAACAAAATCGAGTACAAGGCCATCACCACCGGTGGTGAGACGCCCGAGATTTTCCCCTTCTTCGGTGATAACACTCACTGGGTCACCGGCCATGGCGCCATCAACGCACAAGATGTACATCGCCCCTCTGCGCATCAGCGAGGCAACATGGTCGACGGGATAGCCGATCGCATACTCGCCATTTTCGGTCGGGGGTGTTGGGCTGGCTTCGGCCATCGAGCGAACCGTGAAACCGATAATATCGGCGGCTTTGCTGGCAGCCGTTACCGGTGCACAGGTGCGCTTGCCCACACCACGCACGGCAGCACGCCCGTACGCGATAAAGGCGTCTTCCACCATGCGGCTGATAACGTCTGCAACATCAATGGTGGAAATCTGGCCTTCATAGCCACGCCCACGGAATACCGTGAAATCATTCTGTGCAATTGCCATTATTTTTTGCCCTCTTGGTTACGGCCATAACGCTTATCCAGGAACGCCTGACGAGTGGCTAGACGTTGTGCTTCGGCATCGCCGAATTTCACTTTTTTACCCAGTTCCCCACCCAGGCGGCGCACGGAGTCTTTCGCCTCCTGCCGTTCGTCATCCTCTTCCTCGTCTTCGATTTCTTTGCGCTCTTCTTCAGCGTCAAAATACGCGGTGACATAGGCATCTGGCGCTTTATCCCAGGACGCATGTTTTTTGCATTTGATACCGGCGGCATCGAGTGCCTGACGCTTAATGGTCAGTGGATTGACGGAATCACTGGTAAATTCCTTACCGGCAATTTTTACGGCGGAGTCCATAGCGGAAATAACATCGGCCAGACGGCTGGAGATCGCATCTTCTGAGGCTTTTTCCTTCAGTTCTTCGATTTCGTCGTCTTTGGCATCGGCCTTGGCCTCGGCCGCTTCCTTTTCCTCTTCCGCTTTTTGGGCTTCCTCTTCGGCATCCTTCACGCGCTTTCTCAGGCTGTCGATAGTGGTCTGGATCAGCGTTTGCGTTGCCTCATCGGCAACGTCAACTTTGACGCCACTGTCCAAAGTTACTTTTGGCATGGGTTGTTTCTCCGTGGTTTTTTTGTCAAACAATCGTGCGCGGCGACCGGCGCGAGCCTGGTCACAGAGCGCGGTGTGGTTGATGGTGATATTCGTTTGCACGAACTCATAAGGGGTACCATCCGGTGCAACACCGGGGCGCTCAACGTATTCAGAGGTATAACCGGCAGAAAGCTCTGCCTTGCCTCGGTTTACGCTGTCGATGGCCTCCTGCGCTTTAATCAGGTAATCGACGACAACATAATTCTTATCGTCTTCATCAGGGCGTCCGGGCGATACGGCATGCCCTACCGACACCTGCTTAAAGGTGATGGAATCAACAAGATCGTCGGGGTGTTCTACCGTGACATCGGTGTTGTCATAACTGGCGAGGCTGGCCGGTGAAAATACCTCTTCCGGCGGCCGGTACACGTTAACGATGCTATTTGGCGGCCTGTCCGTTAACCCCAGCTCAGACGCGAGGTATTGCTGCACGCCGGTGCGAGCAACCCGCCCCGGAACGCGCAAATAACCGTTCTCGGCAATGATGCGTTGGGTGTTAATAGGAAAGGACTGCCGATCGTGGAGAGTGATCCGCATTTATTGTCCTATTGGTAATCAAGTCCCTGAATCTGGGGAATGGCATGACAGCGGCAACCGATATGGGCCCGCCCGGGGAATAAACCTGTTTCACCGTTGAATTGCGCACCACGTGACCAGAGATAAACCCCCGGCCCATAGCCCACGTCGTTACGGGAAAGCACAAAGCATTTAATTTTGGCGTTGGGGTATTTGCCTGCAGGATTACCGCTTACGCGGCGGTCCTGTGATGTAGACCAGCGGAATCGCGCAATGCCGGCTGATTGTTGCCGTCTGCTGGTCGTATCACTGCGTATCTTCGCCGTCTGGTCACGGGCAATAAGGTGAGCATGTTTGTAAGCTGCCCCGGTGACCTGCTGCAAGTTACGTGTCAACGTAGTAACGCTGTCACCCCGCATGATGCTATCCATCACCTCACGCTGAATGTCATCAAAGTAATCAGACGATAATGATTTGATCAGCGCGACGTTACTTTCTACCGACGCATCAAAAAAATCACCCAGGCTTTCCCGCGTCACCAACGCAGACATATCAATGCCTATTGACCGGTTAATCTGCTCAATAAACGCGTCGGATGAATCGGACTCTGCCCGACTGACCACCGTTTGAGCCAGCCGGTGAAACTGCGATTGCAACGTCGACGAGTAAAATTGCTCAGACGCTTGCCGAATGGCCTCTTTAATCAGATCAGTAAGAAAACTATCAGCGGTATAGTTGCGGCGCAGTACCGGAATAAGCACAGATTCGACCGTACCTGCCATTAATCGGATTACCGCCCGTAACTGGCCATTGTAGAATTTCTCTGTATCGTCATTCAGCGTTACCGGCCGGATCGGTTTCCGTTGTGTCTGGGACACCGTTGTCATTCGGGCTTTCAGTTTGTCCCAGCCTGAATTGATAATCACCGTCGCGGTCGGCGCTTTCATCGTCTTCGATGCGGGTAATATCAGATTCGTCGATGCCATAGAGTCCCTGATCCATTAATTTACGGGCGACCTGCGACGGTTTGACCACCTTCTGCTGCAAACGAATATCATCAGCCTGCGCATCAGCCAGGCGTTGATCATGAAGTTCGCTATCGCTTGGCTGCGCCAACGGTGAAAATTCAAAATCGTAGCCATCCGGTATCACGCCCAGCGTTGAACGGATCCAAACAGCATCGAGTTTGTTGAGGAACGGCCTGTATTTTGTGGTTTGCTGCCCACGAATATTGTTGTTGTAATTGTTCATGTCCCCCTGTCCAGAGTCGCCCAGACCTTTCGCCTGTACGCCAAACAGACGCGTCATGGGTATCCCGGAAGCACCCGATGTCCATTCCATCAACACAGCAAGAATTTCACCCAGGCCGCCGAAGGAAACAGGCTTGCGATCAAATGACTCATTACTGTCGAGCAGTGCCAAGCGAAAAAGGGATTTCATCATGCCAAATAACCGATAACGCTTGGTGATCGCCTCATCCATATCACCGGATGCAAGATCGTTGCTCAGATTTGCACGGGTTATGGTGTCAACGTTGGCTTCCAGAATCAGAGACGCAATGCCGCCCTTTGCCGCCACTGAATCCTTGATGTCATCCAGGCAACGCCGCAACTGACTGTCATCCCATCCACCATTAATCAGCCGTAACCTCATAGGGAGCGCAGCCCCCGGAGCAACAACAAAATGGCTGTGGTGAATATTTTGCAGCCCGCCGTTTACCCGGAATACCTCCGGACGCATGTAGTTATCTGCCAAAATATTGGTGACGTTGTAATCGAAACCGTTGATCAGCATGCGGTCTAGCACCTTTAGCTGTTTCAGCGAACCCTTTTTAATTTTTTTCAGGTTTAACGGTTTCGCGAGGTCTTGATCTGTAATCATCAAGACCCCAGCACCACCGTAAACGCCAGCCCAGCGGAATGCATCTTGAGTCATGGCCTGGATACCGAATTGCTTTTCTGCATCCTGTAGCGCCTTTGCGTCGTCAGTTGAAAACGTGCGCCATTCACGCGTTGCATCTTCAACAGGAAAATCGACAATGGCACGCGCAATCCAATTTTCAATGTAGGCGGATTCCATTTCGGCGAAATCCTGCATGGTGCCGATCATGAATCGGTTATAGGTCCGGCGGTCCCGTTCGGTCCCCATCCCGGTCATTACGTTTTCAAGCCCGTCGGCCGTCAGGCGTATACGCGGCTTTCCGCCCACATCAGGTGATGACCGTTTTTTCATTTTTATACCCAGTCTTTTTCAGAGATCCCCAGGGAGGAAATCAGTTCGATATCGATCGCATCCATCCAGGTATCCAGCATGTCATCGTTCGCGTGGCTATCGTCGGCAGAAAAATCAGCACACTCAGCCAGGCCGGGCAGCACCCAATCGGTTGTCGCTGCGATCCTGCCGTCGTGATACTTCACATAAGCGATTTTTCGGCCATCATCGGCCAAGATGGCTGGTACATAGACTGTGCCGGTTTTGATTTGAGGGATGACGTTCAGGCAGCGGATCAGCTTGTTCTGTCCAGCACCGCGAGGTATTTCAAGAATCGGGATGCTTTTGCGCTTTTTCAGCGTGGTGATCAGTCCCTGTCCCGCCTGCTTATCCTCTATCGCCATATGACGAAGCGGAGCCGGTTGGCGAGGGTTATGCGGCTTCCATTTTTCCCACAGCTCAACAGCCTTTTTTAGCAAGTCTTCCGGGTCCCAGCGACCGCGTACACTGTCGATGATGTAGATATTTTTAGCCCGGTCGACTCCCACCAGCGTGAATGCCGTGTAATCGTTATAGTCCTCAACCTTCCCGCTATTGGTATCAACGTAAACTGCACGGTGCGTCAGAAGCGGCAACGTTTCGTAACGCGGGAACCAAGCTGTATCAATCAGTCCACCGGTCAGTGCACGCGGCCGCTGCATGTACTGGCTCCAAAACGTGTATTCATCGCTTTCCCACAATTTCAGCAGGTCACCGATATACTCGTTTTCAGGCCAGTAGGACCAATACCGGACACCGTTCACCACCACGCTTTCGGTGTTTTTTACCTGTTTCCAGCACATCGAGCGCCACGGTTCAGCCAGTGAATCGATAAATTCTTCACTGACCAGTGCCGGGATAGCGACGTGGTGGAAATCTATGCCCATGCCGCCAGCCAGCATAAAACCGGTAGCGTCTTTCATGTGCAGACGTTGCTGGATGCTGACGAACGGTGTCGGGTGATCCTTTGACTTATCACCACGACGTGAACGGATGGTGTTTACCAGCAGGCGATTAGCGGCATCCCGGCGAGACGCCGAAAACATATCGTCGGGTTTGTTGTAATCGTCCAGACAGACGAAACCCGAGAAGTCAGGCCCCGCGTAACCACCACGACCACCGGTGATCTGCCCACCGCTGGAGCGTGATACGGTTTGTCCGATAGAACGGCCACGCGGATCGACAATTTCCCATTCTTCCGCCTGGTTGACACCAAAGCTGCACGGCCAGAATTCCTGATACTCCCGGCTCAAGATCAGATCGCGAGTACGGCGGGAATTTCGCTTTACCAGCGTATCGGCGAACGAAACATTCAAGTTGCGGAATCGGCGTAATTTCTCAGTCTGCACCAACATGTTGACGTAGGCGGGCAGGTGTATCGAAAAAAACTCCGTTTTTGTGCCGCCAGGCGGAATGTTAACGATCAGGTTGCGCGGCCGTAATTCACCTTTAATCAGTTCGTCGATTTTCGAGGCCATCAGGCGGTGATGCCAGTTGACCATCATGCGCTGCCCACTCTGCAACTCGAACTGCAACCGGGTAAAATTCAGGAAGCTTTTTTCAGACTTGGCTTTCAATGCTACCCGCGCAGGAAAATCGAGATCCTCCCATTCGAGTATTCTCATTAATCCAGATCCTTAAACTCATCGTCGAGCGATGCAGCAGCAGCACGATAATCATCTTGGGTGTAGCTATTGGCAGGTTGCCTGTCACCGGTTGGGCCACCAGAACGCTGAGCCGTTAGCAGTTGAATCAGATTTCTCCGGGCAGCATCCTGATCTGCAGTTATTACCTGAATGCCGTGTTGGGTTTGTTTGATACCGGCGTAGAGCCAACGAGCATCACTGCCGATATGATTTCTCGTATCAGAAATGAATGTGTGGCCTTCCCCTTCACCGCAACAAATAGGGCATTCGGGATTAGGATCGATATTTTCAACAAATCCCAGACCGCCATATTCAGGTTCCGGTTTACCGTCCACGGAAGCCTTTTCCGCTGCCTTATCGAATTCGGCAATATCACGCCACTGATAAAGATTATTCTCTCCCCAGCAATGGCGGCAATTCACTCGCCGGAATTGAACAAGGTCATTCGGATCCGCCCTGGTGATAGAAACTAACTGGTGAACGATTTCATCCAGTTCGGCCCCATATCGTTTTTGTTGGCGTTCCAAGCCGTCCCGAATTGCCCGTTGGACGTTAATATTTCGATATACCTGACTGGCGGCGGGGTAGACACTACTACCCTGGCATTTGTATCCAGCCTGCCGGTATGCATCGACGCGGTTTTTTTTAATCAGAAACCAGTGAACGAATAACGCTTGCTGCTCTGAAAGCCCGTAGTCTGATGGATTGAACTGAAATTCGTTATCCGGTTCAGATTGCACAGGCAATTGGCTTTCAATTTTTTGCTGCGCCTTTTTTTGCGTATTGGTTCGCAGGTTCGCACTCCCTTTTTGCGAACCTTCTTTGCGAACCTTGTCAGGCTTAGGCCAATTATCAGCTTTTGCCTTTTTGCGAATGGCTGTATCACTTATTCCATACTTTTCAGCCAGCGCCCGGATCGACAACTGGCCGGCACGGTATTCTCGCGCAATTGCCGCCCAATCCGGTTTACTCATATTTTTTTCACGCTTTCGGTTTTAGATGCTCCAGCAAGAAAATCATGGCTCGCGTGTCGCCTTTCTTGGCTTTGATGAAAAGCGCATTCGATAAATCAGCAATCCCTTTTGCCTTACCGCGACGAATTGCTGACCGGTAGAACGAGATCTCTGTTTTATCCCTGCGCATTTTTTCAATGTCGATCTCCAATGCATCGGCGATCTGCTGCTCCGTCAATCCACGCCCTGCCAATGCCTCGATTTTGTCGAGCGTCGGCTTATCCATGGTTAAGTCCTTTTTGGGTAGGGCTTGTGACGAAGTAGCAGGATTTTTTTCATTTTCTTGTCGAGGGGCATCAGGTATTTGTGTTTCCCTGATGTCTTAAATTCTTGTGCGTTGGGATCCATGAATTGGCGAACGGCTTCGATGCTTTGCTTCACACCTTTTGCTGCAACGCTGCGAGGATGGGTTTTCTTCCCTTTTATGATGAAGGCGCCCAGCGTACCTACCCCGAATAATCCTTCGTATATCCAGTTTGTCGCTTGGTAAATCCCGCCGTGGTGATTCTGGTCTTTGTCCGCATAGGAAACGATCAGACGCAACCCTGGGCATGCGGCAGTCAGGAATTTTATCGCCTTCGCCAATATCTGACTTACCGGAGCAACGTGATCGCGCAATGCCACCCGGGTTAACTCACAAACCTGATCCTGTTGCAGGCTATATGGCTGACCAATGTGATTATTGGCACCGCGGCTAAATATCACCACGCCGATAAACCGGCCGTCCTCCCATGCTCCGACCTTGACCAATTTCCCAACCGGCACGGCTTTAGCGTAATGCCAATTGATGCATGCATGTGCTGCTGCCTGGTGCGTTGCCCAATCCACTTTGAGTACTGTCATAATGCACCCCCGCAGTGTGGGCACAATTTAGCCTCAAGGTGATCGAGCTTTCCTTGGTCATCTTCTGTTCCGGGAGCGAAATCCACATTCAGCATCTGATCGATTTCTTCAGCACCGAATCCCGTCAGCGAAAGGTCAAAACCATCCGACAGTAGATCACCAAGCTCCATTGTCAGTAGGTCTATGTCCCATCCTGCGTCTAACGGCAATTTATTGTCTGCCAGCCGATACGCTTTTTTCTCTGAATCCGAAAGCCCCAACAGCGTGATCGTTGGAACTGGATCGTATCCGATTTTTTCCGCTGCCAGAATTCTGCCATGGCCAGCAATTACCTCATCGGCTTCATCGAGCAAAATTGGATTGGTCCATCCGTATTTTTTTATGCTCCCAACAATTTTTTCTACCTGCTCCGGCGAGTGTATTCTCGCGTTTTTCGCATAAACCATCAACGAGTTGAGTGATTTATAAACGATTGCAAGTTTTTCCTGATTTTTTACTATGGTCATTTCGCATGTTCCAACTAGAATGACCCGGCTTGTACAAGCAAGTGGGCCTTGGTTCGTACTCATGACCTGTACCGTGGGTATGAATGACCGTCGACAGTTACCGCTGCTGACGGTCGCCCACCTTCCTTTTAGAATTTTCTGCTGTCTTTTTGAATACCGGCTCGGGAAACCCCGATACCAGCAAACGATAAAACAGATCGTTTATTCTGGTTTCTCGCAAAAGTCACACCAAAAACCAGAACAAAATAAAAAAACCACCAGCAAGATAATGGTCAGGGTGACCAGGCTGGATCCGCCGGTGATTTTGCTTGCGCATTACGCAGCACCTGGATAGATGCTCTGTAATGGGCAATAAAAAACGCGAAATCTTCACTTCTTTGGTATCTTATTAAAAAATCATTATCATTTTCACAGGCATACAATGATCACCTTATACACAGTAGATAGATTAGGTTTTTACCAAAACAATAAGCACATTTCTTTAATCAAGAAGAGCGTCAATCGCCCTGAACTAGATGAATATTTAGACAGACTTTTCCCTAACGGCCTCTCACACCATGGACGATTGTATTTCTGGAGTGGGCACTCAACACCTAAACATATGGAGTCAGCATTAGAACTTCACCTTGAAATGCACCGCAGAGCCTTCCACCCACATAAACCGTCAAGGTTTGTAAGCATTTTTTGCTGCCAATCAATAGAAGAAGCTATTCAATTTCGAGATAGGGGTGGCCCAGCAAACTTTCCTATCTATGAGGTCACGTGCGATGAAAAAAACATTCATGTAGCAGACATGAATATCATTAACCCTACGGCCACAACATTGGTTTTCTCACAACATATGGATATGTACTGGTCAGGAAAAAGTATGAAGGGATTTATCCCAACACACCCAGAATTTAATGAAGTTATAGTCCCGTTGCCTGCCACTATTGGCAAACGTATAGCATAGGTTTATGACGAGCTGACATTATCGATGGCCCTCGCAAAGGCCACCTGTAATACTTAGCCGAAGATAAAACCCAAAAGACTGATTCCCCCTTCAATCGCAGCCCATCCAATTACTGCGGATATTGCCATCAAGAGAAGAAAAGTTCCCGTGCCTGGTAGATTGTACATTTTGTTATTTCCCAGCAGTTGCCCGCCATTGGTTAAGTGTGGCAACTTGACCGGCGCAGATTGATAAAGCTGTTTTCAGTGCCAGCGTATAGATGCCGATATCGCCCCATGTGTCGCCGTGCAACGTTGGCATCTCACAGGGTTTGAATACCGACTCAGGGGGCAGCAGCACGAGCGGCACCGGCGGCGGTGGTGTCCGTTCCGCGCAGGAGGCCAAGAACAGCACCAGGAGCAGTTCGGCGGGCACACTCATCGTTTTTGATAGCATTCCGGTATTTCCTTTGATAAATATCAGCCTGCTGGCGTAACTGCTGCTCCTGCTGTTGCTGGGCTGCCATCAGTGTACGGTTCCGTGCATCTTGTGTTTGCAGCGTGGCGATTAAGCCGGCCTGCTGTGCTAAGGTTTTTTTCTGATCGGCCACCTGCTGCCGCGCCAATTCCAATCGGTGCGAAAGCAACGAGCTATAACCCCCCAGGCAGATCGATACCACCAGCAAGAGCAGTAATCCCCCACTGGTCAGTTTTTTCAGCCATCCGCTCATGCCGGATAATCTCGGTGTGACAACTGGAAATGAGGCCCATCTTTAAGCGTTTTCCAGTCACCTCCCCATTCGATATTGATGCCGAGCTGAGAGCCTGCCAGTTTAAACGCTTTGGCGATCTGCTCGTACAAACCCCATTCCCAACTGACGTTGCCGCCAACGTATGCCACCACATCAACGGCATGGCCGGTAAGATGACGACTTTTCAGCGTCTGGCTTTTCCCTTCACGCACCAGTTCCCGTTGCCGTGCCATATTGCGCAGCCCTTCGGTAATGCCAAAATCAACCGGCGATAGTTCAAGTGCCAGCTGGGCTACTTTCACCAAGTCAGAATTGACACCCACAAGATTTTTCTCACTACGTTGGCTAAAACGAAAATTAACGGTCATTTTTCGGTTTCTCCTTGTCATCCATGGGGATATTGGTCTTCATGCTGGAAAAGGTGCGGATTATTGCCAGGCAGCGCTCTACACCTATCCCACCTATCACAACGCCAATCAGCAACGCGTTATCCTGGCTCACGCCAAACAGTTCAAGGGAATTGATAACGCCCAAGGAGATCAGCAAACAAATGGCCCCGGCATAGAGCGCATCCAGCCACGATTTGCCATCACGCAAGGTCAGCAAGGTGGCCATGCCGAACGCAGCGAACGATCCATAAAGCACAGGTGCATTAGTTTTCATCCACAGCAAAGTTACCTCCAGGAATCCCGGTGGCAGGTGTTGATTATTCATTGCCCGGCTCCGGGTTTCAGAAAAGGAAAAGGGCCACACCGAAGTGCAGCCCCTCAGTTACAGATTGAAATGATATTGAATTGAATGGTTATGTTACGCTGCTAAGATATTTATGTTGGTATAACACCCATATCAGCAATAATGAGAACTTTAAACCCCTGCCCTGAGCACTTTGCCGTCTCAGGGATCTTTTTTCAGCAACGAGTGTAAATATGCGTGATTGGATAGTATTGTTGTTGCTGGTTGTTAGTTCAGCTATTTTGTTTTCGCTGTTTTTCGTCAGCGCTATTTGGCACCATTAAAAAACCCCGGCTAATGCCAGGGTTCGAATGGTTGCCGGTCTTTCCCGGCTGTCAGCAATTAACCCTTGGTTCTTATTCGCAACAATTTTTATTGCAGCGTTCCAAAGTTTATTGGTCTTCCCCAACAGCCACTCCACATCGAAGAACACAAGAGTATGAGCAGAGATTGTGCCCCTCTGATGCTTTGGAACTACAGTGCCGGGTGCCTCCCGGTGAGCCTTTGGCCAACATCCATGACTCGCGTCCTTTTAAGCATTGACTCACATTGCTGATTCGCCCCACCGCTAGGGGGATTCACTGTAGAAAGAACATCTTAACCAAGATTTTATTAAAATAATATAAGCAAACCTAACTTTCAGAATGCTCGTAGATCACAGGTAAAAAATCCCGGCGTTTAGACCAAGGTTCAAAAATGGGTAACGGTCTTTCCCGGCTGTCTATGATTACCTGAACAATTGACCACGCTGACGGTGACACCGACAGGAGGTTGAAATCTGCACAACCCATTTATTGAGATACGCCAAGGACAGGATTGCGGGCTAAACACCATCAACATTGCGACAATTGAATGCAAGGAAATTCAATCTTGCGATATAAAATATCTTTTTATCATGAAAGATAGAAAGTTATATTTAAATTACTAGACTATTTACACTGGTACCGCGCCAGTGCCAATAAAAATAAGAAACCTTTTAGCCCTGAGGTGTAATGCTGTCCCAGGGCATTTTTTTAACAGTGAAGGTAATGATGCGTGATTGGATTATTTTGTTGCTGTTGGTTTGTAGCTTGGCCATTTTATTTGCTTTATTTTTCGTTGGTGTTGTATGGACCCGTTAAAAAACCACTATCTCATTACGAGGCTTATCATAGTTGCCAGTCTTTCCCGACTGTCACTTCACACCGAGGGACGCACTTAGAAACTCCCCATCAAAGGGTCCGATAGTGCGTATCTAAACTAAATGCGCCCTTCTGTTGTGTTTGGAGCGGTCAGCGGGAATCGAACCCGCATCATCAGTTTGGAAGGCTGAGGTAATATCCATTATACGATGACCGCATTGGTCCGCCATCGAGGCCTCGAACCCCGTACCTACAACTTAATGGTCGTTGCTCTTCCTGCTGAGCTAATGGCGGTTTGGTGGCCCTTACTGGACTTGAACCAGTGACCTGTCGATTATGAGTCGATTGCTCTAACCGACTGAGCTAAAGGGCCAAGGTGGTGGATTCTAAAACAGCAACATTAAACCACACAATAACTAATGCTTATCTTTACAAACGCCCATAAAAAAACCCGCCAATATGCGGGTTTAATGTACGTTTCAGTGTCGAGAGTATTAATCTCCCACTATGGGAGTCAATTTAGGGCAAATTTTCTCATTTTGCAATGGTTTCTTTATTTAATTCAGACATGCCAGTGATACGCTGGTATTCCGCTTCTGCAATCGACTCTTGTGAATAACACCACGCCAACAATGCTTCGTAATAGCGTGACCAGACTCGATACCAAGTTGCCCTGGATACACCAGGAACCAAAGCGACGATGGAATGATGTGCGCGAGTTTGAGATATAGGTTTCAGTCCAGTGCCATGGCACTTTTTGCAGGGGATGATCACCAACTTGCCCGTGCGTTCGGTTTCTTTCCGATCACAGACTTCCCCACTGCCACCACACCGGCATTTAGCGCCGGGAGTATCGGCAGTCCGGCAATACTCTTCCAGTGCCAACATGGCTAATGTTCTAACGGCAATACCACCGCGCCTACCGGGAATTTTACCCACAAATTTTCGAGCCTGCGATTGTGCGTATTTTGTCAGTTCCTTTAGCGCAGTCCTGCCCGCATCAACATCTTTAGTGTATTTGGCATAAAGCAAACATAACCCTCCCCGGTGCCGCGCCTGAGTCATTCCTAATGCAGTCAATACGTCGATTTTAGTTAGATGACTATCCCCCGTTGACCGGGCCTGATATGCAACAATTTGGGCTGATTTCGGATCTGCGATGGTCAGAGCATATTTGAGCCTCATAATTTCCCCTCAGAGATCAAAACATATTGGGTCCGCATAACACCTTCAGCGTGGCACAGACGAACAGTGTCTTTATCGATATGCCGTGTGCGGCGATCAATTTCATCATGGCACGCGCTGCAAGCCCAGGCCCCCTGAGAATCAGGCGGTTTAATGGCAGTGCCACAAGTGCCTGCAATTTTGAAATGAGCTAATACGGTGGTTTCTGGATTGAAATTACAAACACCAGGTAAGCGAACTTGGCAATCACGCCCACGGGCCTCTTTCGTTAGCTTACTCATGCCGCATACTCCATTAACTGAGAGGCAGCATTCTCTGCAGATTCCGGAGACGTGAACGTTTTATTGAGGATGAATTGCCACAAAACATTGAGCGTCTGTTTATACAGCTCAGCGAACTCGGTATCGTCCATGCTGGCAAAAGATATTGAGGTGGGTTCTCTGACGATCACCCCGTTCGGCATAACTTGTTCGGTGTAGTAGCCTGCCTCTATTGTTGCCCACCGCCGAAATGCATCGAACGACTTGAGCAACGTCACACGATCCGCCCGTTGGGCAGCTACTTTTCGCAGGTAACCTTTCGCCAAACTATTCAGCGTTTCACCATGACCGGCAAACTCAGCAAGATGACGGACATAGCCACGGATAAGGCTTTTTTCTTCGGGAGATATTGTGCCGCCGGTAGGTGTCCAATATTCGAAACCAAGATTCAGAAGGGAGAAGTATTTACGGTGGAATCTGGGATTACGGACACGTTTAAAATCGGCTGATAACACTGCACCGACCTTAACCTTGTTATGTAAAAAATCCCTAACTTCGGCAGTGGCCGGAGTCAGTGTGTCATGACTGGTTTTAATAAATGATAACTGTGTCATCTCTCACCTCAGATTGATGGCACAGCACTGCTGATTCAGGTTGTCAGTTGTTCAAGCTGACAAAGTGATTATAACACTTTAGCACGCGGGTTCTTACTGATTTTAGGTCGCGAAATCGTGTATCCGACGGATTCCGCCAACTCAATAAAGCCGGGAATGGTGCAGATAAACTGCCCCGGTCGCATGACCTCTACAGCTATCACCACATGGTTTTTCGTATACACGATAGAGCATCCCTCCACTGGAAGTTCGACTGGTAGAGCATATGTGAATTCTTTTTTCATAAAAGCCTCTTTAAAATCACCCTTTTTGGGCCCAGTCCATTTCTGACCTCCATGCCACAAGTTACACAATAGTTGGTTAATTACTCGAATTAAACGGCTGCTATAGATTAAAAATCATGTGAGTAGCATTTAAAATGAAAAATAATGAGTAATATAAATAATAGGCAATTAAATAACATAAAAAAACCCACTCACAATAGTTGAGTGGGTTAAAATATTACCGTCTTGTTCTGATAACGTTTGAAGTTCTGATGTCAGCAATATTCACACCGGCTGAAACAAGTGAGGTGCGCACCTCATTAAATACCTTGCCTCCTTTCTTTGGGTCGCTAATAGTTAGCAACACAGAGAATGGAATCCCCTCTGAAGGAAATATCACGTCGCTACGCAATAACGACTCAATCACAACTCTCCAGGAAGAAGAACTACCTTTACCTCTAAACTTCCATTCAAATTTTTTACTTGGCCACCATTTCATACCGTTCTTAATCAATTCACTTTCATGAGATGATTTTATAGAGTCCTTGATTGCCCCTTTAAAAACCACCTCGCCAGTATCTTCATTTAAAACAGCTTGGCGCAGGCAAGCGTCAAGATTCAACCTTATAAATTCATTGCCAAATCTATTATCGCAATAAGGAGAATATACAAGAGTCATTGTCACATCTCCTCTACATTTTCCTTCCTCATCAGTAAGACATTGTGGCCAAGTAAGATCGAAAGATAGCAAATCATGTTGATGCCGGAAATTACCATTAAACACGAGGGTTATGGAGCTATCATCGTATAGCACCATATCTTCGGCTACTGGAGGTAATCCAAAACCCACAAAATCGCGTGATATTTCCTTAAGTTCTTTCTTGCGTAATCCTTTTGGAATTTGTGCATGATGAATTAGTAGGCCATAGAGTACTTCCCGTGAAACATAACCTGTTATTTGTTTATCTAAAACAGCCAATGTCTTAGCAACTAAAGGAGCCGCGTAACTGGTACCACAACTTGATACCACTCCTCCCGATACAGAAAGTGAATACAATCCAGAGTCTTCTTCTAACGCCCCTCCGATATGGCATAAATCTGGCTTAACTCCTAATGATGGACCAGGGCCACGCCTCGTATAGCGGGAAGGTTTTAAATTTTTTTCATGATGTGCTGGATCTAATGCACCGACAGAAATAGATCTGACGCTTTCACATGGTTGTAATATCTTATCTTTACCTTGGTAGCGATATTTTGCTAGCATGCTTAAAATATCTGCGTGTGACTCAGGCCAGTCATCACGAAGCAGTTGTTCCGTAAGATTACCTGCCGGAAGTACAAATATCACATCATTATCATCACTGATGTCATCAATCATGGAAGCATAAAAGCTATAAGAATCATCATCAACCGGAATCATCAATGATAAACTCATATTGAATATCCTGACTCCATGTCCCTTCGCATCTTGAACTTCAGCATCTAATTGTCGTAAAAAATCGACAAATCCTCGCGGATAATTAGATGAGAATTCATTCTTATTTGTTGGGTATAAATCAAGGTCATAAAATTTGCATGGAACCTCTTTCAAGGCAGACAAATTAGGATTGACCACATTGCCCGCAGAGAGCAATCCAGCAATAAATGTGCCATGTGAACGGTCCTGCTTAGTTGACATAATAAAGTCAGCACCACCAACTCGCCAATCATCTAAATGTTCAATAGAGGCAACACCTGTGTCTACAATACCAACTATAGGATAATCGACATCAGACTCAACGTTAAAATCAAAAGAATTACCTTTGTCATTATAATATAAAATATCTTGCTGAGATGCTGTAATTACTGGAGGCAAATGTATTTTCTTAACTGCATCGTGGTTGTTTATTATTGTCAGCAATGATCTATGAAATTCTATATCTCCATTTTTCCCCTCAGGAACATAGATGACATAATATACACTACCACTATTTTTTCCGGTTCGAACATATTTTTTACTTTCAATAGATATCATTTCTAGTAAAGAATCAAAATCATCATGAAGCGTGTTTATTCTTGAGGTTTTCTCATCTTGATGATCACCTAGCGTGAATACTTCTACAAAGTATACCCCTCCACAATCTGGGTTCTGTAGCCATTTAAATGCCATTTCAATAGAGAAATTTCTTTTATCACTCTCATCATGTTCTCTTATGGAACTGATTGCCCCAACTTCACTTTTGCTCCTCGAAGGTTTGAATTCAATCTTTCTCGTTTTTTCGTTGAATTTTTCCTTCGTGAACTCTTCTGCTTTTTCTATTGATGTTATTATAGATTCAATATTCTCGACATTGACCTCAACAATCATCTCACCTATATCACCACCACCGACATAAGGAACCAGGCTACTTTTAAAAATGCTTTTATTTGGTCTATGTGATTTGGCCCATCCAGCAGGTTTAAGTGTCACATGAGCAAAAAGGGTATGATGTTCTTTTTTCAATAAAGAAGATTGTAATTCAAACATAGAGCTCAAAATTTCATTTTTATGCTTTTTAAATGCATCGTCTTTGTTCGGATAAAATTCCTTATTACTCCCGTTGGCATCTGGGGTCGGCGAATCAATATAATCCGATGTATTTAGAACTATTTGAATTGGATTGTTTTTCATACTATCACCCCCTATTTTTACTTAGCCAACGGCTTATGGTTGATTTATCTCTTGAAAAAATCACAGAAAGCATTTCTTGAGTGAATTCTCCTTCTGAATTTGAAAAAAGTCTATACGCCATAACATCATTATCAGAAGTTAATAGCTCTTTCATTTCTTCCTTCAAAACACCATCATTCAAATAAACATATCGTTTCAAACCATCGATAATATTTACTTTTTCATTAGATAAAACATGCTGTCTCTTCAAGAAATTACAAAGAGACTCTATATCGGAGCCTGTATAACCAACCGTAATCCATGTTAAAAGAGAAATCTCGGTTTCGCTTAAACTTTTAGACATTAGCAACTCTATCAGTTTTCTCCTGACATCAGTGGTTGGCTTCGGTATATTTACTTTAGTATCAAACCGCCGCCAAATAGCACTGTCTAGCAGTTTTTCATGGTTAGTTATTGCGATGGTGAAGCCTTTTTTCACCCTATTATCAATACATTGAAGCAATGTATTCACAACTCGCTTTATTTCTCCTAATTCATGAGGATCATCTCTAATCTTTGCAATAGCATCAAATTCATCCAGCAATAAAATGCAGTGATATCTATTAGCAAAGTCAAACAATCCAGCTATATTCCTAGCAGTTGTCCCAAGGAAGGAAGAAATTAACCCATCCAATTTAGCGACAACAATTGGCAATGAGAGCCGTTCTGATATGTAAAAAGCAGTTTTAGTCTTTCCAGTCCCTGGAGCGCCATATAATAAACAACTTAATGGAGTACCAATTCCATTTTCACGTAATAGATCTGCGTGTGTCCATTCCGTAAGCATAGAATCAAGTGCACCATCAAAAACACTATCAAAAATTGGTTTCTCGTTACTTCCATCCGGAAAAATAATTTCTGCAAGAGTATTTCCAGTTTCACGATCAACCGGCGGCCTTACTACTTTAGTTAGTTTCTCTCCCCAGCTAATGGTTGGCTTAGTTAAAGTTAAGCGGCTAGGAATTAAAGAAAGCTCATCACCTCGGGAATCCAACAGTTTCTCTAAGGAGCCTGCATTCTTCTCGTCTCCTTTGGCACGCAACTTACTCGCCAATCGCTTGATGTGACCTGTAAGTGTTGATGTAGGGTTCTCCATGGCAACCCTGCAAATTGATAGTACCGTACTAAAATTGTCCATTGCGCACCTCTTTGACTTCGATCTGCAACGAATTTACACCATGACGCACCAAAGTCAATGCATTGCACAACAAAACAATAAATCAGCGCAACTTTTAAGCCAACTGTCGAAATCAGCGACTAAACGTCCATGCATCAATCGTTACCCATCTCTTATCTTATGTGATGCAACGTTCAACGAGAGTTAGAGTATTCCCTCCGCTGAGGTAAACGGTCAGTTTTGTTCATAACTCACATTTCCGGCCATAGGGATTTGTTAACAACATGCCATGCAGAGACAGACTGATGGATTGGCTTAACTGCATTAGGGATAGCGCAATCACTGATATGATCAATTGGTCACTCAGGCCCATCGAAGTTAGGACTCGACCGTCATTTTCCAGTAAAAAGTCAGACGGTAGCAGAGCAAAGCAAAACCATGCCCGGGAATCCCCCGGGCTATATCTGGTTACTTCTTACCCCCCTTCATCTTTCCTATTTGCGAGCGTAGCATAACTGTCGCATACAGTGCTGGGGCTAGTGCTTTAGGTGCTGTACCACCGCCGACCCTTAAAAAAGCCGACCTCGTGAAATTTGGTGCCAACTTCAAGTTGTCAATTTTGTTATTTTCAACGTCATCGTCCAAATGTATAACCGTAAAACCTAGAGGAATGGGGCCGTTTACGCACTCCCATACATAATTATCAAGGTTCAGCCGCCGACCTTTGATTTCTATCTTTCTATCTTGCCGGATTGACCGGTTGCTCAGTCGGCCCCAACCGTTAGTACGCATAGTTATTCGAATGGCACCTTCTGTTTTATTTTCACCAAATATCCTATTGAATGCTTGGGTCAATTCAACGTAGGGCAACTGACGATTACTATACAAAAACGATAGTTGTGCTTCGGTATATTGGCGCTCTAGCCTTATCGTTTTACCCAGTCGCATAGAAACGATTTTATTTCGAATCGATGATTTTGTGTGGTTGCATTTAAATCTATAGTTAAGTGCCTCGGTTAACTCCTGATAAGAAAGACCGTTGCAATTTTCTTTCAGCCATAATGTTTGAATATCGGTGATTTTTTTCATTCCTCAATCCCCAAGACTTTCGGCACTCGGCCAGCATAACCGTCATACACAGCCCTCTGAGCATCAAGGGCTACTCGGTAAGTTGCGATCATAGTTCCCGCAACATCTGATACTGCTTTAGCACGCATGACTGCTTCCTGCAGTTCTTCACCCTTCAAGGATGGATCAGTTAACGTTTCAAGCATCATGAACTGATGGTTCATAAGGTCTGCTATTGAATTTTTCATTCCCATACTCCTTTAATAAAATATTATATATGATAAATTTTAACAATAGTGGGATTGTCGGGGTGATAACCGAATAAAGTCCACCCAAAATAATTACATTAAAAAAGGTAGTATTACAAGCCAACCATTTGTAGGCTGGCAGACATTTGAATATGTATTTCAAGAGATCTTTAATTTTTCAGATATTCAAGTCGCCATTTAAAATAATCGTTTCTCCGCCATCAAAATAACTACTGAAATACTTGTTCCAGCAAACTCATTGCTGATCTCTTCCGACCATTCAATATCCCAACCAGGCAATATATCCTTCCCTTTCATTCCTACAGGAAGAATTGCCACCAGTCGGCTACCCGCTTTCGCAAGCGTTGCGGCAGCGTTCACATGTGCCAGAGCACGGCCATCACTGAATGGAGGGTTCATAACTATCCGATCGAAGCATCCACCATGCTCAGCCCACTTGATAAAATCGGCATTAACTACGCGGTGGCCCTTTTCTTCCAGTACTTTGCTGTTCAACGTGGAAATTTCTACGCATGTAGTTTTTTCTTTCGGTAAGTGGTCGGCGATTCCGCCAAGACCTGCGCTTGGTTCAAGGCATGAGTGATTAGGCCCGATTTGCGCGGCTTCAACGCAGCGTAATGCCAAGCGTTCTGATGTCGGATAAAATTGGTGGGATTTCTGGTCTGGTATGCACCCTGACGCGACGATCTCACCGATCACATCCGTTGGGTCATAGTCGAACTCAAACCACACGCTGACATCCTGGCGCATTTTGGAAGCCCCGATGGAGATCAACACCCTTTCTGCTTCAGCTCTGGCGAATTTATCGAAATCACCATGACCGAATTGGCGGCTGTTAATATTTTCAGTGAGGCCAGCTTTCCAGTCACGGCCAGCCCAACCACCCCAGTAACCTGTAGGTGCTTTACGTAATGCAACCAGTTCGTTGATCACTGCAAATGGCAATGGCCTTAAAATCATCTCAAAGTTTTTGAGTTTCTTTTTCGGCTTTTGCCTGAATTCTGGCGGGATCGCTTTCGGGTACATGCTTGCCAATACACAATTCAGACGCCATGCCATTTCTGGATGCACTTCAAAATGAGCTGTCCCCTTGAGATAGCAACGTATCCGTAAAGCCCCACCATCGATTGAAAGCCAATTGCCAGTCTGTCGGTATGCCTGTTTTAGCATCGCATCGGTAGAACTGCGCTGAGGCTCATCACGCCCCATAAATTTGGCAACAACCTGTCTCAGATCGTGAATATATCCAGATGTTGAACAATTAATATTGTCGTAGCTGTCACGAACGCGAGCAACGATCATCCGCCTACTGAACCCTTCAGGGCGATTAGTTACGTGTTCACCAGACAAGGTTCGGAAAATACCATCCACCCTTTCCCCGAAAAATTTTTGCCGTGAGTTAAGCAACGACATAATTGTCGGTCGAACAGTTTCTTCTTCGAATTCTGGGGTTTTCATTTCACGGATCTGATCATCCCATTCATCACGGCGTTTTTGCGGCATGTATTCGTATACATCAGTAAGGGATAAGGCTTGTTGCCAATAAGCTGCATTCAAGTTGGCAATGGCACCTTCAAGTTTAAAAATATCTGAGACAGGCCGAATATAACGTTCCCCATCTTGGTTCCCCCGCAAGAAATATGGGATCGCCTCGTTACCTTCCGGGCCATTTAAAACACAAGCTAAACATTCTATCTTTTCACGGGTGGTTTTGTACCGACCAATCAGGTTATCGACTAAATCTGATGGAGCTGGCGCAAAAAACTCATTGCCTAACACTATTTCACTCATGATCAAATTCCTATGCTTTCGACTCAGCAGCCAGATGGCGTAATATTTCAGCCTCGGTTGGCAGTGGTGCTGCTGCCACGCTCATATAAACTTCACGGCGTACTGACGTGTTTCGTTTTAGCAAATGATCTACACGATAAAATGGCATCTTCAGCATCATTGCTATTTGTCCCGGCGTTCTGCCAGAAAGGTGGAGCTGGTAAATGCCGGTCAGCACCTTCCGGCCATAAACGTTTCGGTTGCCAATCTTGACGATCGCACCAGCCCCGACCTGGGGAGTAGTCACCGCTGTGGGTTTCACTGGTGGCTGATAGCAGGATTTTGTTCTGGCACGTGCGGCTGAATTCCAGTTATCTATTATTGTTTTGCAATAATCACAACCATCATCAAGCCCAATACGGCGCTCATTGATTAATCTGTTAATTTCTAAGGACATTGGTCATACCTCGTTTTACAGCGAATTCTTATAACTCGTGGCCACCCTTTGCACTCGACGGCACATATTAATATCGAACATTCCGATGTGGCATTCTGCTCCAGGAATACCAAGCTCACCTGCCAGCCACTCGTAAGCTTCTGGACGACTCATTCCGAACTCTTTCCACAACGGGTCAAATGCTGCATGTGCCAGTCGCTTTGCCGCTCGCAATTGAGCATTAGCCAGGCGTCCCAATGGCATTGCGTCGCTGTCACGGTGACAGCCGACATACGCACTGCATGGATCACATGACCAGTAATAACCACCAGCCAGATCCTTGCGCTGTGGGTAAATAACAAACCCGCGAACCAGTTTTGCGGGTTTACCGCAGTAATCGCACGTGACTACGCGATTAATATTCATCGTTTCCATTTAATCTCCTGTATACGGCTGTTCGCCGGTTTCTCTGTATGCTTGATGCAGGTAACCGCGCCAGGCTGAATGTGCCTGCACTTCATTGCGGCGCTTAAGCCCTGCGCTTTGTGCTTGCTTCTGTGCCTTTTTCTCAGCCTCGTTTTGTGGCTCATGGCCTTGCAGGACAAGACGGTAAAAAGCACCTTCGCAATCGATATTCCCTCCGCCGTGGTCATTTCCTCGTTTGGGTTCAAACAAGCCCTGCCACTCGTTTGCAATGCTTTGGCGAATTACCACCTCAGGCAAATGGCCGTTCGTTCTGAATACCTCCAGGTTATTCAATGTTTCAGTGATGCCCTTTTGCGTTTTAATCGGTTTTTTAAGTTGGCTGCGGAACTCAACCCATTCAGCCCACAGTTCAGGTGATAACCATTCAGGCAACACCGCTTCCAACGGATTAAATTTTGTTGTCTTCGCTTTCCCCTTGGGGGGTAAGGGGGGATCTTTTATATCTTTCTCTTCCTCTTCCTCTTCCTCTGGTAACGCATTTTGATCTGAACCCGTAACGCCATGAGCGTTACCTCCTGCGTTACTACTGCGTTTCATTTCGCGCATTTTTGTAACGCGATCGTTTGTAAGTGCACGTTTTTTTGACGAATTTCCGTTATGACGTTCGAAATTAGGAAATATTAGCGTTTCCCCTTCCACCGCCAACCACCCCACCCGAATAAGCGCATCAGCAAACCCACGAATGAAAGTGATCCGATCCACTGCGTTTTTAGTAACGCTCGCAGCGTTACACTTTGCGTTACCATCAATAGTCTGTTGATCAGCCCATGCCCAAAGGCGCACAAGCTTGCCCAACGCAGCATCGGGGTCTATGTCTAATATTTCGGCAAGCTGGAACACCTCGGGTTTATCCGGGGTAATTACCTCAATCTTTATCCAACTGGATGCCATAGATGCCTCGGTGTATTAATTCTGTAACGCATGATGCGTTACTTTCTGCGTGAATTTGCGTTGCAACTGGGCTTCCCTTTCACTCGCTTCAACGGTTTTGCATAGGTTTTTGCAATTGCCAAACAACTGGCAATTGTTGCATTCGGGCGGGATGTGTAATGGTCAGCACCGCGTATTGCAGCAGAACGCGCTACATCCAATGTGAAACCATCCCGCACCAATTGATCGCAGATCTGCACCTCAATTTGTTCCTTCGTAAAATTAGCCATTGGTCACACCTCGCGACTGATTTTGCTCATATACCTTTTGCATAAATTCCGAATCGTCATCCGGTGGGGTTAACATCTCCCCGTTACCCAGATAATCAGGGTTCATGTATTGATCGTGATAAATGCAGGATTCCTCCTGACAATTGGGGCAAAATCCGCTGCTATATTTCTTCGTACCGCAGTTTTCACAATAATTAGCCATTGGTCATACCTCGTTTAATGCAGATGGGTTCTGGCTACTTGCCTGAATCGTGCAAACTCCCGTTCTGCCTCATCACACTCACGATCAAATACAGCAAGAGGTGCATGCAGTAATGCAGCCGCAATCGCGTCCTGGTGTTCCTTAAGCGCCCGTGTAGCAAGATATTCAATACTGTTCCCTGCCACTGTCTGCGCACGTAATGTCGCAGGCATAGCGTCAAGGATCGCTGGCAGTAACTCAGCTATGTTTCGTTGTGCCTTGGCTGAATCACCATCCAGCCATCGGAAAAGTTGCTGTTTGTTGTTATGCCAGGCATCAAAGTCGATGGTTCCATCAGCTCGCTCGATAATGCCGAGCCGAGGGGTAACCATTTTTCGTTGGTGATATGTAGCTGTAACCAGTTCAGCTACACGGCGTTGGCCGATTTCCGCAGCCCAGGCACGTAATGTGTTACGCACCTGCTCATGTTTGATTTCCATAAATCAGTTCCTAGGTTCCCTGGGAGTTATGCTCTGATTTGTCCGGCAATCCGTCAGTTGGATTCGGGTAAATAAGAGGGTTAATTTCGTGTGGGGTGACTCTCCAATTGAGCACGTCGCAAAGTCGGCGAATATTTTTCAATGGGACATCGTTCTTAAACCAAAGGCTTACGGTTTGCGGTGTATACCCCATTCGCTTTGCAATTTCGGTTTGGTTAGCAATACCAGTAATTTTCTTCTTAACAGTTGTGTCCATAGCCACTCCTTGATTCAACAATTGGGACATTACAAGAAAATAATGATTAAAACAAGTAAATCTTGCAATGAGAATTTCAAGGAAACTTTGTAAGATGCTCAGCATGAAAGACACATCGAAAGAATATTCATCACATCGAATTAACCAGTTGTTAGCTGCTAACGACTGGAGCCAGACCGAACTTGCAAAACGTGTTGGTGTGTCACCGCAGGCAGTACAGCAATGGGTGAAGGGAACGAGTGCGCCTAGAGGTAAAAGCTTAACGAAGCTATCTATGGTAACTGGCCTACCCGAACACTGGTTCTTTATGGCGCCAGGCGATGGCGGTGAGAACCCGTTAATTGAAAAAAACAACAAAACACTTAACTATCAACAAGAAAGGCTTTTGACGTTGTTTGATCAGTTACCTGAAGATGAAAGAAATCATATGATTAAGCTCTTCGAAGAAAAGGTTAAATACTTCGACAAACTCAGAGAAGAACTCGTTAACCTCAAAAATATGAATCCTCAATAAAACCATAACTCATTGAAAAGCCGACTTTACTGTCGGTTTTTTTATGTCCGCGCCCATAAAATCAAGTAAATATTTAAAATCACCACTTGAATATAACAATTGTTTCTTGTAATTTAATCCCATCAACAGCACGCAACCACGGCGATAAGGCAAGGAAAGCCCACGAAGTAGTTGCCCGGAGCGCATGAAAACCGGGATGAATCGCAAGTAACACGGTACAGCAGGCTGATTTGGGTAGAACGTTCTGACAGCCGGAAAGACGGCGAGGTATGACCAATGGTGACCACACGGCAGAGGACAACATAATGATCAGCAACACAATCCCACATAGTGGGAAACAAGTTAGATATCGAAATAAGCGCACTGGGTCAGCATGGGTAGCTCATTATGATATTCACCTTCAAGTTTATCGCTTTGAGCCAACCGGAAATTTACGGGCAATTAAATCTGCCTTTGATACCCGCAGTATTCCGAACGGATTTGAACCGGCAGGCACCCACTAAATAACGCATTCAAAGGAAGTATATGCAGCAACTATTATTCGCATTAGTTGTTACGGTATGCCCTGCGCATGAAATATGTAAGGACGTTGTTTATGACGTTTACGAGTCCAAGCGTGAGTGTGAAAACGTAATATTCGAAAATAGAATTTTTAACGGCAACTGCTATGAAGTGGAAGCCATAATTCACCAAAAATAATGAGGTATGACCATGAAAGTAACCAACGCCACTTTAGTTATTGACGAACTTCATGACGAAGTTCACGCAGTATCAGAAAACGACCAAATCATCGGTTATCTGGCTAAATCTAAAAATGATGACCTTCCTATTGGCGCAGTTTCTCCTGCAGGTTTGCATATTGGTGAATTTGATTGTCCAGACTGTGCAATAAAAGCTATTTACAGCAAAGCCCATAACATTACACATGGCCGCATGATCGCTGGTAAAGACCCAAGAAAAATGTTGTTAGCAGCTTTACTGATGTCATTATTCGAACAGTCAAAAACTCAAAATACCCACTAATTGCTGTGTGTAATTTTCCCCGCCGTCGCTGGCGGGGCTTTTTGAAATTATTGAAATGCGTCCAGCGTTTCCCATCCGGGGCGTCAACTCGCAGGGCGCATTTTAATAACAAAAGGAGAAGAATATGGAACAGCGACTTATTGATGCATTAGATGGTGTACGTGGAGGAGCTGATATTTATGCTCGTCACATCGCTATGCAATTACGTGAAATACAGAAGCTTCACCCAGAATATATCGACATTTGCAAACCAATGGCATATGAAGGCGATGGTAGCGACCAAGTTCCATTTTTCGGAGCCATCGCAACGCCAGCAGGCATTGAATTTCTGAATACTGAAAATGCATTTGATCCTGAGTCAGCTCGGTTAGCTCAAAAGAAATATTGCGATGAAAATCACGCCCCCCATTTTGCCCCATTGGATGGTATTTGTTTTCGCTGCAAAAAGGATATTTACGCACGCCAGGATAATGGTTTTTCGGTCACTGGTATTTCAGTTCGACGAGCCGGTTCTCAGCTGGTTACTGGTTGCCCCCACTGTAACCGTAGTTACTGTGATTAGAACGTAAAAAGGCCCGCACAAGGCGGGCCAGTCTACCGGCTTAACGTCCCGGTGACGGCGGAGTCAGCGACCAAACCGACTCCTGCGAGGTATGACCAATGGCTTCCACCACTGGACGCCGCGATTATAGCGAGATTCAGATGAGAAAGACAACTTTTAGCGTTTCAGCCTGCTCAGTGAACATTGTTAGTTCGGAAAGCAACCATCCGATGCAGGCGATAATCACAACATCCAATAATGCGGTTATTTCTACCATAAAAGATTTGGTGGAGGTTGGGTTTATCACCACCGAGGATTTGCTTTCATTGGTTGTTGAGCAAGTAAGGAATTGTGATGCGATTTCATTGCGTCATGTTCTACCCAATGCAGTACTCAATGAATTAGTAACCACTCATAAATCCATTTCAAAAGAATTGTAAGCGAGGAATGACCAATGCCTTTATTTACCTGTGGGTTCCCCCCAAAGAAATCAGCGGCTGCTAATGGGGCCGTTGCTTTAGCTATTTCTGTCGAAGCAAAAAACGCCAAACTAGCAGAGATGAAAGCGACAATGTTATTGGAAGAAGCATTTCCAGACTCAACTAATAATTTTTTCAAACCAAAAATTTGTGCTGATCGCGAAGGGCTATCACGCCCTCCAGTTGACACATTTGATGCAGATTGGATGACATTCAATCAATGGAATGATGAAACTAAGGAGTTCGAACCCATCGTTTTACCTGATGATGAGGAAGAGGAAGAAGAAATTTTCACTACTTCAAAAACGATATTCGAACTGCCTGTCGATGTTCGTGTCGCTTATATTCTTATGTACGGAGCAGAGCCGGAGACAGTCGATCAGGAGCATTTATCCAACGCGTATGACCTGATCAATGATGACGAAGCGGAACCACGCCTACGTGCTATTGTCGACGCTCTGCCCCGCGTCCCTCAAATTAAATCAATGCTTGTTACCTCAGTTGAAAAGCTGATCGAAGCAATCCAGGCGAAGTCGCCAGCCATGACCTCGTGGCCAGAAGTGAAAAAATTTGCCGATTCCTGGGTGCACACAGCAAATAACGACCGGCCACAATCGACAGAGAGTAACATCACCCGAACATACAGCATGCTCGATAATGAAGTTGCCCTGGCTATCATCGGCGTTAACCCAATAAATGCCAAAGCAGCTGATGTTAAGTCAGCAAAGGAGCTGATAGAACAGCGTAATCCTGTTTGGCGCGCATGGAGTATGTCGCTACGGATCATCGTAGGCATTCTGGATGTTGATCGGGAACTTATTTATGACATTCTCAGCGCTGGTTTAGCACATCCAGATTTCGCAACTAGGACTGAGTTGCGGACAAAGTTTATTCAAGAATGCCTAACTAAACACTGTGGGATGACGTTTGACAACGCAAACCAACCAGTAAATACCGAGGGAAGCCAAACAGCAGAAACAACGCAACCAACCGCCTCAAATGATGGTGAAAAAACGGAAGTGCACAATCTGGGTGGTGGTAAGTTCAGCATAGATGGACTGATGGGCGCGACTCAAGAACCAAATGCACCAACAAAAATACTCGAAAGCGAGACAAAACCAGCAGTTACTGCAACAGAACAACCAAAAGCCGAACCAGCGGACGATTTTGAAACCCGAGCCGCAGCCTTGGAAAAAGAACTTGCTGAAAAAGAAGGTGAGGCCGCTAAAAATCTCGACATTTGGAAACGAGTCCAACGGACAGATCCAGCCCGAACCAAGCGAAAAGACACGCTTGATGGCAAAGGTAATATCACTCGTACTATCACCAGTATTCGACCTACTTACCAATACATGCGAGCTACAGAGATCTTTGGCCCGTTCGGTATTGGCTGGGGTGTTGATGTGCTTGATGAAAGGTTTGATCCCGGTATTCCGCTCATGGAGTCCATTGTTGATAGTGCTGGCCGTGAAACAGGTAAGAGGGTCATGCGTGATGGCGACGGCACGATCCTGACGTCGCTCAACCACACGATGAAAATCATGCTTTGGTACATCCATGGTGGGGTTCGTGGTGAAATCATCGCTTATGGCCATACCAAGTATCGCTATGCCAGCAAGTTCGGCCTGAGTGTTGACGATGAGCCAAGTAAAAAAAGTCTCACTGATGCCACAACCAAAGCACTTTCATCACTCGGCTTTAGCGCTGACGTTTATTTGGGGATGTTCGATGATACCGAATATTCACAAGAGAACGCCTATGAACACAGTATTAAAAATGCCAGTGATAAAGCGGAAGACTCTGTTCGTCTCCGTAAAGAGTTGGATGAAAGATTCAAAGCTAATACTGAAACAATGCGCAGCGCTGTCACCAGAAATGAGGTAACCAAAATAAGTTCTTCCCTGACACGTGTTATCGGATCTCATATTAAGAGTGCCAAAGCCGTTGGCGATACCGGGCATGTTAAATATCTTGAAAGTCGTCTAACGCGATTGGAAGAAATTAAAGTTGAATGCCTGGCTAAATTTGAAGAGGAGAAAGAATCATGAGCACCAGAACTATAGATTTAGCCTTTGAGATGAAAAAATTACAGGCATTGGCTGAAGATGGCGAGCTTACCCCAGAAATGATCAAAGACACCCTCGAAGGGCTTGAGGGAATGATCGGTGACAAACTGGACGCAACAATAGCCGTAGTGCGCGGTTTTGAGGGACAGGCAAATGTTTGTGATGCCGAATCCAAACGCCTCGCAGCCCGTAAAAAGAGCTGGGAGAATCAGGCTGGCCTACTTAAAAAATACATCTTGGAATGCCTGCTCACGTCAGGTTCTGACACCATTAAAACAGACATGAACACATTCACCGCACGTAAAGGTTCTCAATCATTGGTTGTCGATGACGAAGAACTGCTGCCGGACGAGTACGTTGAATCATATACCGAAGTGGTTAGCAAAGTGAAAAAAGACGAACTGAAAAAAGCGATCCTGGCTGGCACTGAAATCACAGGTGCACATCTTGAAACCGGCCCCCGCTCTCTGCAAGTCCGCTAACTGATTTTCAAAAATCAAAACCATACCGACCGGCACGTTAACCTGCTGGTCGGTCGTATCGTTTGAGGTATGACCAATGGCACGAACTCAATTATTACGAGACTGGGCGATAGAGGAGTTCGGTGAAAATGATTGCCCAAGTTATACAACCATTCTTTCTTATGCAAAAAACAACATGATTGATCCGCCAGCAAAGAAAGCTGGCCGTTATTGGCGGGTGGATAAGGGAGCCAGATATATCGGGCTTTCATGTAAACCAGTGATAAAGAAAAGCGATGATCCCCGCTTGCTGAGGATTTTAAATGATGGGCAGGCCACGTAAATTTGCGTTGAATATTCCAGGTCTTTATTGCAGTACTGACAAACGAACGCAGCGCATATATTGGAAATATAAACACCCTCTCACCGGGGCAGTCCATGGTTTAGGGACTAATGCCGAAGAAGCAAAAGCGATAGCAATCGAAGCTAATAACAGATTATCAGAACAGCAACTGCGCAATACTCTTGCCGTTCGGGACAAGCTGAGCCGAGCGGTCGGCGGAAGTATCAGCGTTTCAACGTGGCTTGATCGTTATCTACTGATCCAGGAGGAGCGGAAAACAGCAAAAGAAATTACTGAGAATACCGTTAAACAAAAAATCGCCCCAGTTAAAGCCATGCGAATTGCATTGGCATCTAAACCAATCCGCGATGTAGATACCCGCGATATTGTGGACATTCTGGATGATTACAAAAAACAGGGCCACTCCAGAATGGCCCAGGTGGTCAGGACAACACTGATCGATGTATTCAAAGAAGCGCAACATGCCGGTGAAGTCCCTCCAGGTTATAACCCTGCCGAGGCGACGAAAAAACCACATAACCGTATAGGTCGTGAACGTATGATTTTAGATGAATTCAATACCATGCTTAACGTAACGCCACCGCCGTTAGGGTATATGAAAAATGCAATGTTGCTGGGCCTCGTTACAGCCCAACGACAGGGAGACATCAGCAAAATGCAATTTTCAGACGTCTGGGACGGTCATCTACACGTTGAGCAGATTAAGACCGGGGCTAAGGTCGCAATACCGCTTTCCCTTCGCTGTGATGCCATTGGCATGACTCTGGAGCAGGTAATCGCTCAGTGTCGCGATCATATCGTCAGCCCTTACCTCGTCCACTACACCCACAATACGGCAATGGCCAGGCGTGGAGGCATGGTTAAGCCCAATACGATCAGTACCAGCTTTAAAAAAATTCGTGAACTGTCGGGATTGGCTTGGAGCAAAGGTTCGCCCCCGACTTTTCACGAAATACGATCCCTAGCAGAACGCTTGTACCGGGAGCAAAAAATCAATACTCGGGATTTACTTGGGCATAAAAGCCAACGGCAAACTGACCGCTATAACGATGACCGGGGAAAAGAATGGAGGGTTGTCGGGACATGAAAGTAGGTCGTTTTATATACCGTTTTGCAGAAGAATTTTGCAGGGGTTTTGCAGAAGAATTTTTTAGGTGGGAAAAAATACGGGGGCATCTCGCCCCCGTTAACATTAGCTACAATGGAGTAACTTACATATGTTTAACGATAGCGTCGCCAAACTCTGAACATTTCAGCAGCTTAGCGCCTTCCATCAGGCGTTCAAAGTCATAGGTCACGGTCTTGGCAGCGATGGCGCCTTCCATGCCCTTAACAATCAGGTCAGCCGCTTCGAACCAGCCCATGTGACGCAGCATCATTTCTGCAGACAGGATGATGGAACCTGGGTTCACTTTATCCTGACCGGCATACTTAGGTGCCGTGCCGTGGGTCGCTTCGAACAGTGCGCAATCGGAACCGATGTTGGCACCAGGTGCGATACCGATACCGCCAACCTGTGCAGCCAGGGCGTCGGAGATGTAGTCACCGTTCAGGTTCATACAGGCGATCACGTCGTATTCAGCCGGACGCAGCAGGATTTGCTGCAGGAAGGCATCGGCGATCACGTCTTTAACCACGATCTCTTTACCGGTGTTCGGGTTCTTGATTTTCAGCCATGGGCCGCCGTCGATCAGCTCACCGCCGAACTCTTCACGCGCCAGTTCGTAGCCCCAATCCTTGAAGGCACCTTCGGTGAACTTCATGATGTTGCCTTTGTGAACCAGAGTCACAGAGTCACGGTCGTTGGTGATAGCGTATTCGATCGCTGCACGAACCAGACGTTTGGTCCCTTCTTCAGAGCATGGTTTCACACCGATACCGCATTGCTCTGGGAAGCGGATTTTCTTCACGCCCATTTCGTCGCGCAGGAATTTGATCACTTT